GCCCAGGTAAATTAACACCCTGAATAAAAAAATTAAGTTCTGGGTATCCCACAAGTTCAAATTTAAACTGTACACTTGATAGATAATTTATATTTTTTGGTTGTTCTGCTAAACTCGCCATATCTCCGTTTCATCTTTTGAAAATAAATTTGGTAGTTTTGGAAAATTATCTCCACGATAATTAACCCATATAAACTGTATACAGGGGTGGTTGTGAATAGTATTGATAATTTGTTTAGTCCATTTATAATATTCATCCCCCATTTCTCTATCTTTACTGAAATAATGGTCTGTATCAGCATAGATATTATCATAATAGTCATTATCGTGGTCAAACCCTAATAGGTAGACCTTTTCATAATCATCCCAAGTATAATCTCTACATGCAATATGTAATGCGGAAGTTCCTGTTGACCACCCATAAACTTCTTTACCTATATTTTTTATCTTATCTTCCATACTTGGAGAAACCCAGAAAATATAGCTTTGAGGATTTTCTACATTACTATCAAGTCCAGAAATATATACAAAATATTTTGCATCAAATCTTCGATATGTTTCACGTTCTTTACCCGTCTTTAATGCGACATACGATGCATCGGGGAGAAGCTTCCATGAATTATGTGTAAAATAACACTTTCCATCATATCCAGAGTCAATAATATCGCTTATTATTCCTGCATCAGTAGCACAAATCACATCAGGTGTAAAGTCTCTATAACAAGCATTACATCCTATAACTGTTCCATTTAATTTTGTGGGATCAATGTTTTTTCTACTTGGGCCGTTTCCTAGTACAAAAACAGAATCTATACCTTGAGCATCAGGTCCTTCATACATTTCACTATCTCCATATTATACTAATATTTAGTAAGCATAAAAAAAGGGGTCACAAATCTGTGACCCCTCTTAATCTCCACCTTCGTAAAAGATGTTTTACATAAGGTTGGCAACAATAACGTGGCGATAGTATCGGTTAGCGTTAGCTGTAAGCGCACCGTCACCAGCTCCGTTATTAGTGGAACTTGTATCGTTAGCAAACGGATTAGAAACCAGACCGTAACGGGTCTTGAATCCGATCTTAGGTTGGAAAGAATTCTCACCGACCGCACGAACCATTTGTAATGGAACGTATGGGCAATAGAACAGACCAGCATCATAAGCACTTGATCCTTTGTAACCAACTGTGAAATAGTTAGTTGCTGCGGAAGGTGCATATGGATCAACATAAACCTTGAATCGACCATTCAGAGTACCGACCATTGTGGCACCTGTGTCATCAACATTAAGGTTGTTGCCCATATCAGGTTGTGAAAGTTGACCAGCCATTGCCAGAGCAGAAGCTACATCAGACGATGTGATAAGGATATTTCCTTTTCCACGCCGTGTGTCTTTTGCAATGAAGTTAGCTTCACGTTCAATCTGGAACATCAAACCTTTGAACTTCTCAACTGACCAACGTCCGTTTGAGTCTGTATCAAGGTCAAAAGTTCCACCGGATGTGGTGTTATGTTGTGCACCAGTTTTAGCATTGGTATAAATGGTTCTCAGAACTTCCCTGTTAATTTCAGCCAAGATCTCACTTGACAGAATATTTGACAATTCTGTTTCAGCATCCAAACCGTGAACGGCTTTAAGATCCTGTGCCAATTCCATTGTGTACTCAGCTTTGAGTGCACGTGACTTAGCAGTAACAGTTACTTTGTCAATGGCGAATGCCATCTGTGGGAAATTTTCATAATTTGAAGTACTTCCGTCACCAATTAATTCTGCGTTGGCGGTAGTCATACCAGTACCGGTTGTCATGCTGGCATCTGCTGGGTTACTGTTAGCAGAGTGTGTTCCCGCAATACCGGAAAAGTCAGTGTTGGCTTCGTCATGGCCGCCTTCAACTCCTGCCTGAGATGTATAGTGAGCTTTCATCGCGAAGATAAGTCCGGTTGGACCTGTCATCGGCTGAACACCACAAACATCATAGGCAATAAGATTAGGCATAGCCCTACGAACCAACGAAATCAGAACAGGATCGACATAATCGATATTTCCACCTGTCTTATTTGCGTGAGCTGCTTCTTGCAAGTTTCCAAAGATTCCGCCTTCTTGATTAGCCTGTTCTCGCATTGCTTTCTCTTGGTTTTCCAACAGAACTGCGGTTACAGCCTTCCGATAATTATCTTTAATCGGGGCGAGATCTTCATGTCCAAGCACCGGAGCCCACTTCTTTTGAAGGTCTTCAGCTAGGTACATATTTTCTCCTATAGGTTAATATTAAAAATTAAAAATTATTATGAATTATAACGTTTTATCGCTGATGTATAATGTTGCATGTCTTCATTAAGCTTCTCTTCCGTCCGTTCATCAGAAACTTCAATTGTTTCATCCGCTTCTGTGATCTCTGAGGTAACTGCATCAGATTTAGGAAAATAACTTTCTTTAAGTACATTCAATTTTTCAATGTATTGCTCTTCGTTCTCATATTCAATACCTTCTGCTAACTTAGAGATTTTTTCCGTTTCAGTATCGGCCAAATCTTTAGTAGCACCTCTGAGGGCATCGTCTTTTTTGAACTGAGACAATTCTTTTTGGAGTTCTACTCCACGATTGATTTCCTCGTCAAGTTGTCCTTCAAGGTCTTCGACTTTTGTGAATAAGTCATCAACCATGTCAACTTTTTCTTCTGGAAGATCAATATAATGTTCTGTGAAAAGAGTCTTTAATCCAGACATGAAATCTTCAACTAACTCAGTACGGATACCGCGTTCGATTGCCAATTCATTTTCCTTCATCCACTCTTCTACAATATAGGTCAGATATCCATCGACCTTTTCTGTAAGTTCTTTTGCAAATTCTGCAGATTCGGAACTTGCGTCTGATTTCAGTTGAGCTTCAAGTTCTTCCATTTTGGAATTAACTTCTTCAACAACTTTTGCTTGAACTGCAGCTTCGAAAATTGTTGAGGCTTTTTCTTTAAAATCTTCAGTAAGACCTTCTTCGCCTTGTACTAATGCATCAACATCATCTTTGACATCTATTTTAATGTCTTCCGTTTTTACTGCTGCTTTAGTACGAACTTTTTCTTCTTTTTCTTCTTCTTCTTCTTCTTTAACTATTGAAAGATCAGTAGCAGCCATGATATCTTCATACTTGGTAGCTAAATCACCTTTTAACATTCCATTAACGGAATCATAGATGTTTTTCAGCATCTGGTTTTTAGTTTTTGGAATTTGAACTGATGCGCTAATTCCACCTTTTGCACGTGATTTTGCCATTTTCTTAGCACGGGCAGGATCAACCTTATAACCGGGTTTAGAACGCTTCTTTTTAGATTTTTTGATAGCTGCCTTACCGGCTGCAGATGCAGCATATTTTTTAGCATCTGCTTTTGCTTTAGAAGACATTTTCTTTTCAGCAACGGGATCTTCTTCCTCGTCACCTTCTTCGTCATCTTCTTCGTCATCTTCTTCTACTAAAGTAAAATTTTCTGCAATCCATTCATCTACTTGATCTTCTTCTATACCTTCTGATGCGGCATATTCCAAGATTTCTTCGTGAGTAACATCAACGTACTCTTCTTCTATTTCTTCGATATCTGAAGAATCTTGTTCTGAGGATTCAATAATTTCTTCCTCTGCGGTTTCTTCAGACTCTTGAGCCAAAATTTCTTCAGACATTTAAATCTCCTATATCTAATTTAAATTAGTATTTACTGTTATTATTTAGTAATTTTATAAGCTTGACATAAAACTTTCAAAAGCTTTTAGTTGAACTTCATCTAATTGCTTTTGATTAGTAATTTTCATCTCTTTTTCGATTCGGGCAACTACTCGTTCATCGAGAATTCCGTTATCCCATACCCATTCTTTTCCTTCCATAATACCATTAACAAATGCTGCTGGAGCGGAAGGATCAGCAACAATATCTGCCGCAGTTGCAAGATAAAAATCATCTTGAACTTGTTGAACGTTGCGGCCCATGGGTTTTAATGAACCCATTCCCCTAGATGAAACGCCTAAACGAGCACCTTCATCTATTAAATTCTGTACAATTTTACCATAAGGTGTATCCATAATCTTCGCACGACCTACGAAATTGTCTCCATCCTCGTTAAGTTCCTGTATCATGTGTGATACTCTTTCGAGATTAACGGTTGGTCCGTCAGGATGGCCAAGTTCACCAAATGCTCTGTTTTGTTTGATATAATTTTGCTCGTACCTTTTTGTTTCTTTTTGCAGAATTTCTTTTGGATAAACTCGGCCATTTCTGTTCTTTACATTGGCCTGCATGAATATGCCTTCAATAAAATAATTCTTCTTCCCTGCTTTGGAAGTTTCACATATAAATTCTACATCCTCTAATTGTTCGCATATAAGTTTCATATCTCTCCTATTATGTGAAATTTCCTAGTAAGTAATCAACCGGATAACCAAGTATATTATTTTGTTCGTATGCTGGAATATCATAACCCGATTGTTTCTTCAATTCCATTATGACTGTATAAGAATCACCAGATGCGTGACCTGTTGTGGAAAATTGGATATCCCCTAAAACATCGCCGGAATCACCACTTGCGTTTATTCCTATCCCCGGCAATTCCATTGCGGGCATAGACCAAATACCATTAGCTATCAATTCCGCAATATATGCTTCTGATCCACTACCATCCCATTCAATTGCAACTTGTAGGCCATTACATATCCACATTATTTTAGTAACTAAAACATTGAAATCTTGTTCAGCGATACTTGAATACGTTCTTGTATTATTTCCAGAAACTCCACCCGAAACGGCATCACCATTAGATGAACTTGCATCAATTGCGGTTGCTTTTTTATTCGTATTATCCCATCCAACTACTTCTACCGTTGATGCTCCTGCAGTAAATCCCGTGACCAGATATTTCTCTGCTCCGACTGTCAATACTTCACCAATTTTAAAGTTTGGACTTGCAGCACCAGAAAGTGTGATTGTATGTTTTGCCCAAGAAAGGGTTGATAGATCTACTTTCTTAACATCCGATTCTGATGCATCGGAAAAGAATTTCGCGATATATTTTTTTTCGTTATCTACTAGTACTTGTGTTTCTGCTGCCATTTGTTATTTCCTCAGAACTTTCCGGCCCTTTCGGGTCTGTCTACGGTTTGTTTAAAAAAGTTTAACTTGTTTCTACTTCCTGTTCGTTTGTTTCTGTTGAAGTTTCAACTGCGTCTGGTGTAACAACTTCAGAATTCTCGCGTGTTTTTGTTAAAAAAGAACTTGCAACATCCTTTTTCTTATTTTCTAATGCGACCATTATCTTTTGTTGGAGTACATCATTGATTGCTGACTTTACTCCTGCTCCATCTCCACCAACGGACATGGATATAATATCACTAACTGTAGCTGTTGTTTCAGACATTTTTATCCTCTAATTATAGATATCTATTATATTTATACTATTTATAAATTTTAACCACTTATGATTTTCAAATCTGGTTTATTTTTCTTGGGATCATGTTCTTCTGATTCTATTTCCCAATCTAATTTACCAGTTCCTCCACCTGTTCCTTTTTCTCTTTCGATTTCTTTTTCCATCTCATCAATTTGTTCTTGAGACAACTTGAGAATATTTTTTCTCACAAAATTAAGAGAGAAGAATTTACCAATGATATCCTCACTAAATCCCATATCATTTGATACCATTTCCAAACGTTCTTTAAACATTTGAGCATCTTTTAGTTCTTTAAAATGAGAATCTGATTCCCATTCATAAGTGATACGGTCTGTTATTGTTAACCAATCTTGAGTAGAAATAATCCCCTTCAATATTAGTTGTTTCTCTAAGATATCATCAAATAAAATTTGAAATCTCGAACGCAATCTTTCAATATATCGGGTAAATTTAACTTCGTCCCTGGAAATTTCCTCTGCTCGTCCTAGTATGAATCCAGAATCTTGCTCTAAACGAGAAGGGGGTACATTGAGTGCTTTGTAAAGTTTTGTTTTAAAGTATTCAACATCAGCTAATTCCCCAAGATTTTCACCTGCAGGTAGGGTTGTAATTTCTGTACCTCTACCACCTTCTCTACGTGGAAGCCAGTAATCCTCTAACATACTCATGTGCTTACGGTCATCTTTGATTTCACCGGATTGGGAATCATAGACTAACTTGTTCTTGTACTTGTTCATAATGTCGCGAAGATATTGTTCTGCCTTGATCTTGGGTAAATTTCCAACATCAATATAGAAAATTCTTCGTTCAGGTGCACGTGAGATACGATAGATGACCACCGCATCTTCGATCATACGTAATTGATTGAGGGGTTTGATTGCTTTGTGTAGATGACTTAGGACTGTTTTTCTGTTTGCATCCAGTACTCCGGAATGAGCATAAGAAACAGAATCTTCAGAAATTTGAATTGTGCTTCCACCAACTCTATCCGTGATTCCTCTTTCATTAAATAAATAATACTCTTGGAATCCAGAAGTATCAAGTATTTTTCCTTGAGGACCATCGGTAAGTTTTGGTTGACGAATTTTCTTTATTTTTAGGGGGTCTATTGGGCGTAGTTCAAGAATACCACGTTTGGGGTTCTTGTTATCTATGATAATATGAAAATATATTCTACCATCGACATACCATTTCCTGAAAATCTCATATCCGATTTTTCGGAAATCAAGCAAACGCATTATTTCAGAAAATTCTTTCTTTATGCTTGCTTTGATGTTGTCAGATAGATTTGATTTTTCTAAATTGATCGTGACAGGTTGATTTTCCCTATTCGTAACAACAGACTCATTGATAATATCATCAATAGCTTGGTCACATTCAGGATATTGAGACATATCCCGATATTTTTTAATCAATTCTATTTCATTTTTAGCGACACCTTCCAGGTCTACATATGTTCCATATGCTCCGCCTGCAGGTCCGACTTCAAGTGCGCCGTCTTCTGGCTCGGGAAGTGCAAAAGATTTTTTATTCTTTTCGTCCTTATCAACTCTTCCTATAGAAAATCCAAATAATTCAATTGCCATACATTTTTCCTAATAAGTTGAATGGGAGCAGTTTTCACCACTCCCATATAAAATTGTAATCTTTATTAATATATTATTCAAATCCAACATTACTTTTGCTGGATCTCCAATAACTGAATTCCCATGTTACCGGATAGGTCTGGATATCGTTGGTTTCCCAATCAACTGCGATTTCACCAACAGCAGAAGGCCAGGCATCAATGAATTCATAAGATTTCGTTATCACAGTGCCTGAGGCTTTTCCAAATGTTTTAATTTTTAAAGTACCAGTATAACTCTGAATTTGAGTCATAGCTGCAGCTCTTTTATTTGACTTATGGGAATTAAGTTGTTCCATCCAACTTTCAATGTTGTTTCTGATTTCCATTCCTTCATCATTATAAACGGTTGTTTCCCACGTAGTTGCGGCACGATTACTAGGGATGTTTATCTGTCTTCCCATATATGTAACCGTTGCTACATCGATTGCATCTCCCGGTAAACTAGCAGCTTTACATAAAAACTTAAAATCTTGAACTGCAGATGCCTCTTCAATTCCTTTAGTTGTTGTTAGTTCTGCCTCAAATAAACTGGCTAATGCTCCACCTTGTGCTAATTTTGAAGTGAAGGTATCTATTGAAAATGACATAATTTCTCCTTTACGCTTCCGCGCCGATGACTATGTTATAAGATGATGGGGAAGTCTTTTTTACAAGTGCACCCTTCGGACGCCATCGTCTTCCCCCATCTTTTATGTATATTACTATTTATACAGTATTATATTATCCAATAATTTCTGCAAACTCAACGCCAGATCGTACTGCTACGAATTGAAGTTGAATAAAATTAATTGAACGTGAAGGTTTAACGTAAATATCACCACGAAATTCGTTA